CTAATACTATGATATCTTATAATCACATCGAAGACTATTTGGAACTGCTAGGCGGCCACACACCTGGTACGTTGGTAATCGTTAACCCTCCTGAGCCTCCTATTATCAACTTAGCACGTTATGATATTACTATTGTTGAAAGCATGAGCGCACATACCTATTGGGGTGGTGCCTTAACAGATAGGCAAGCAGATCTTGCTGTACGGTTGGTGCTTAAATACCGCAAACAGTTTGCACGATTCGGTATTGATGTAACACCGGCAGAAATTCCGCAGTTTCGTAAACCAGTACGAGTTGTTAATAGATCAAAACAAATTTGGTTAGATGATGAACGTATTGGTGTACGTTTTCCCTACGACCTACCGATGATTAAAGCTATCCAAGAAGAACGGAATATAAGTCGTGGTAGTATGAAGTATAGTCAAGAAGAAAAGGTTTGGTATTTGGCCATCACTGAATCTAATGTAAATTGGGCAGTGACTTGGGGAGAAATAAATCAATTTGAAATTGACCCATTGGTACAAAACTTGTTCAATTTAATTATGGAGTGTGAAGCTAGACCGTATGAAATTAAACTAGTGCAGACAGCAGAAGGATATGCTATTACCAATGCCGCTGATAGTTTAGTTGAATATATCAATACTAAGTTGGGTGGATTCGGTCTAGACAACGTAGTAGCATTGATTGATAATTCTGGTGTACTAGGCTATACCTACGATGATATGCTAACTCGTCCTGCACTGTTGGATATATTTGGCACCAAACGTGATATACATTTACCTATGACAACAGACGCTTTATCATTTTTATTCTCATATGCAGAGTTAACCAATCGCTATCCTGTGTGCATTTATGATCCAACAATGACATCAACTGACATAGATTTAAGTAGATTTAATGAAGATGAAATTGTACGTTTTGACTATCGTGGTAAAACAAAGACTTGCGATTACAACATAGATTGTGTTAAAGTAGTATATGCGCACAAGATACCAGCAACGTGGAATTATTCAATACCTTTGCTTATTTCCACAGTGGAAATGATGTACGGAGGTAAACGTATGGAATGGCTTAACCAAGCAGAAAAGATAGCCTACTGCACCAATACCAAATTAAGAGAAACTAATTAATGGCAACCTGTAAAATTATAATTAAAGATGAAGTGAACTGTAAGTTAGAAGGTCTTGAACTGACAGAGCGCAAGTATCTAGCCAACAAATTTAAATATGAAATACCGGGCGCACGTTATCTACCAAGTGTACGTCTTGGTCGTTGGGATGGCAAAGTAGCATACTTTCAGTTGGGTGGCAGTACCTACACTAATCTGCTTGCTGAAATGTTGCCCTATATTGACGAGCGTGGGTATAATATTGAGCTAGAAGACCTACGCGACTACAGAACACAGTTTGATTTTACACAGGTAACAGAAGCTACATTTGCACATAAAGTTTGGCCAGCTAAACATCCAATAGCAGGAGAACCCGTTGTATTACGTGATTATCAAATTGAAATTATCAACAAGTTTTTAAGTAACCCGCAATGCCTACAGGAAATTGCCACAGGCGCAGGTAAGACATTAATCACTGCAGCACTTAGCTATAGCTGTGAACCTTACGGACGCACTGTGGTAATTGTGCCAAACAAAAGCCTAGTAACGCAAACAGAAGCAGACTACATTAACTTGGGATTAGATGTTGGTGTTTACTTTGGCGACCGCAAAGAGTTTGGACATACTCACACTATTTGTACTTGGCAAAGTCTAAACATCCTACTTAAAAATACCAAAGCACACGAAGCAGAAATTACCATAATGGAATTTTTAGAAGGTGTTGTTTGTGTAATGGTTGATGAAGTACATATGGCCAAAGCAGATGCGCTTAAAACACTACTTACTAGTGTTATGGCACACATTCCTATTAGGTGGGGATTAACGGGCACAATACCTAAGGAAATGTATGAATTTATGGCATTAAAATGTTCATTAGGTGAAGTTTTAGGCAGATTGAGTGCTAGTGAATTACAAGACCAGGGTGTACTTGCTAACTGTCACGTGAATGTCGTACAGTTAATAGATCATGCAGAATATAAAGATTATCAAAGCGAACTAAAATATCTATTAGAGACCGACGCACGTATCAATTACATAAGTAAAATGATAGAGCGTATTAGATTAACTGGTAACACACTTGTATTAGTTGATAGAATTGCTCCAGGCAAGGCATTGGTTGACTTGGTCAAGGATGCAGTGTTTGTATCAGGAGGAACAAAAGCAAATGATAGAAAAGACAGTTATGATGAGTTTGCAACCAGTGATAACTTTGTTGCTGTTGCCACTTATGGTGTCGCTGCTGTTGGCATCAATATTCCTCGTGTTTTTAACCTTGTGCTTATTGAGCCTGGTAAGAGTTTTGTTAGGGTCATTCAAAGTATCGGACGGGGCATTCGCAAAGCAGAAGACAAAGACTTCGTCCAGATCTGGGACGTAACCTCAACTTGTAAGTTTGCCAAACGGCATCTTACAGTCAGAAAGAAATTTTATACAGAAGCAAACTATCCTTATGCGGTAGAAAAAACGGAGTGGAAGTAACACATGCACATCTTAACCTTAGAAAATCAAGCCTACGAAATAAACGAAATTCCGGATGAAGTTGAGGATTTACGTTTTGCTATTTTAGATAATAGTGATCCAAAGAATCCCGACTACTTCTTTATTCCACTTATCTTTTTAGAATCATTTAACAGCCCGGCATTGGTACTTAACATTGGTGGCAATATGGTAAAAATGCCCGTAGATTGGCAGGTACTTATTGGAGAACCAGACATTGGCGACTTAGAAGTAATACCACTTACATCAATTAATGATCGTGGCTTTAGCGTATTTGCATTTAATCCGTTGAGTAGTTTCAAACCAGAATTCTTTAACATTGAGATTGTAGATATCTATCAAGATGTTAAATGGTATTTTCCAAAACTTAAACCTGGTCAGATGTTGGCAGTACCAGTCGAAGCAGGCGACGCACCTTTATGCGCTTACTTTGTTAAAGACATTTCGAGACAGAGTGAAATTGTAGATTACTCAAAGATTTGGTAATATGATATTTGAGAGCCCGGACAAAGGCAAGACAGTATACAGTAGAGAAGCTGGCCAGACTGAACGTACATTATATAGCATAGATGATGACATGAAAGATATGTTTGTAACTATACGCGAAGATAAGATGTGGGGTGAAATCCGCCGCATTGCAAAAACAAATAAGACTTTACAAGCCGCACTTGATCATGCTATAATGATATATAAGTTATCAAAGGAATATAAAGATGGCGTATAATCCAGACCAGTATAAAGCAAAGAAAAAACGTGTAGTAGATCCAAATGCGCCACCGCGTCCTAATCTGCTGTCGCATGACAAGGTTATTAGAGAACAAAAAGATATTATTATGAATTTGCAACTACAAATACGTAGACAAGCTGAAGAATTAGAAAGTCTTAAGAACAAATATAATAACATGCAACAAAGCATAACTGGAATTCTTAGCTATTTGCGCAAAGGTAAATGATGAGGTTAAGTAAGAAAATTCTTTGTTTGGGAAATAACAGTGAAGACACTGATGTCAAAACCCGAGCAATTGCTGATAGTGATTTGCAAGAGTATCACGGCCTCATTACCGAAATTATCCCTATTGTTGATGGGTATTATCAAACTAGCATATATGATATAGAATACGGCAAATTAGTGGAATTAATTAAATTATTTGATGAAGTTGTTATATTAGATCAATCAAAAGCAGACTGGACCCATCCAGATGCATTCTATAATACTATACGTATAGCCAAGCAAGCGGAAGAATTTGTTAAAGTAACGTGGTTAGATCAATCCTATTCCAATGATATAACAGTATTCGAAGAGTTAGTTAAAACAAATAAAAGTTTTTGTATTTTTCCATTTATCGAATTATTAGTTAATAATGGATCTACTACAGTTTGTTGCCGATCAGCTAAGCCAATTACAAAATTATCTGCATTAACTAATTTTCAAACAGATGCCGAATATAAAAAAATACGAGATGCCATGTTGGCCGGCGAATTGCTGCCTGACCATTGTAGTACTTGCTACAACTACGAGTTAAAAGGTATATTAAGTGCCCGACAACAAGAAACTGTAGAATGGGCTAATCGATTAAATCTAACTTCGATTGATGATTTAACTAACATCTCGTCACCAGCATATTATGAAGTGCGACCAAGCAATGTATGTAATTTGCAATGTAGAATGTGCGGGCCTGAGAGTAGTAATCTATTAGAGAAAGAGTATATGACAATAGGGATATATGAAAACACTGCGCCTATTGAATATACCGATTTTAACTTTATTGATTTTACTAATTTAAAAAAATTATATGTTGCAGGCGGCGAGCCCACTGCAATGCCTGAATTTTATGATTTTTTACAGATTTGTATTGATCAGAATAACACTTCTTTTGAATTTCTTGTTAATACGAATGCCGTTAAGATTAGTAAAAAATTGCTTAATCTTTTTGCACAATTTAGTAATTTACAATTTGTTGTTAGTATAGATGGATTAGATTCTGTAAATCACTATATTAGATGGCCATCCGAATGGATGCATACTATTAATAATGTACATGATCTTAAAAAACAAGGCCACATTGTTAGTTTTAATACAACTGTATCAATATACAATATAACTAATCTTTACTTGTTATTACAATTTTTTGACACGGAATTTCCAAAAACATTAGTGCATTGCCAATTGGCCGGTTCAGCTGATGATATATTATCTCCTTTTCTTTTTCCAGAATCAGTTGATACATTAAGAGATATAACTAACTTAAACTGTTACAAAAATGATCCGTTGCTTAAGAGTTTTATTGACGGACTTATAGAATACTTTGATAATACTAATTCAATTGAGGTTGCAAGATTAACCAAGTTTTTTGAATTTAACGATAAATTAGATAGCTCGCGAAATATTCGATTAATTGACTATATACCCGAGCTTGACAATTGTAGGAAATACATAGTATAATAATATATGAGTTCAAGTTTACAAATCAACGATGAGATGGCAGCATATGATCGCAAAGATCGTGCTTACTACGATAACTTTACAGAAGAAGATCGTAAGAAGTTCAGTACCTATCTAATGCTACGCTATGGTGCTAGTGTTACTGGTTCAAGTGACCTACAGGCGTACTATCTACTGGCAGTGAATGAACGTGTAAACAAAAACTTCTTTGACCTAAACAAGCACACTAAGTTACAATGGCTATGTTGTACAACTGTCAGCCCAGGTATGGGTAGACAAAGTCATTATTGGCAGGGCACTAAGAAGAAAGAAGGCAACAGCAAAGCATCAAAGTTTCTTGCTAAACTATATCCTACACTACGTGAAGATGAAATTGATGTGCTAGTGGCAATTAACGATACTAAAAGTCTTAAACTATTAGGCCAACAACTAGGCATGGATGATAAGACCATTAAGAAAGAGTTGGAATGATTGATGAAATAGTATCAGCTTGGAATGAAGGTAAAACTACTATAGAAACCACACCAACATATACTTGTAAATATTGTTCAAAGGAATTTCGTAAGGAAAGTACTTTGGCCGCGCATCTGTGTGAGCCCAAACGTCGTTGGCAACAGGAAAAAGAAGTTGGTGTACAGTTTGGTTTACAAGCATACCTACGTTTCTTTGAACTAACACAAGGCTCGGCTAAACTAAAGAGCTATGCTGACTTTATTACAAGTCCATACTACACAGCGTTTGTTAAATTTGGTCGTCATATTATTGGTATACGTGCTGTAAATCCACGTGCATTTATCGAATACGTAATTAAACAAAATAAGAAGATTGATCATTGGACACATGAGGTTGTATACTTAGAATACCTGCATCAGTATATGCGTAAAGAAGCAGTACAAGATGCACTTGAGCGAGCCTTAACGGAGATGCAGAATTATGTGGACGAAAATACAGCATTATTTCCCAACGGGTTTAAGGACTATTTTAGACGGGCTAATGCGAATCGTGTATGCCATCACATTGCCAATGGCCGTATTAGTCCTTGGATTGTGTTTAACTGCGATTCGGGTATTGCTTTCTTGGATACCTTGGGTGAGGAGCAAGTTACTCAAATAATTAGTATGATTGACCCAGAATATTGGCAACGTAAGTTTAAAGATTATCTAGCCGATACTGAATGGACTAGACAAATATTAACAGCCGCAGGACTATAATGACCGACATAACAAAATTAACCTCCGAAGTAATTAACATGCGAACTGACATACTTTATCTAGTTCGCCTAATAGAAAAATTAGAAGTTAAGATTAATAAACTTGAACAGACTGTGGCTAATCCACCAATGGATCCGTTTAAGGGAAAGATTATTGAAAAACTATGAAATTTAAAAGTGACATTGACATAGACTTTGCTGACAGAGATGAAGTAATTCGTTTACTTGAAGTCACACCTGCTAGTATATTACGTGATGGTAAATTAGTTCGTCATAACACAGGTGTGTATGCCACTGATGTTCCTGTGGATCCGTTTACTGGGCAGGCAAGTTTAGATTATAATCTAGCTGAAGATAGAGGATATGTTAAATTAGATTTTCTTAATGTAAACTTATATAAACAAGTACGTGATGAAGCGCATTTAGTTGAGCTTATGCAGGAACCAGACTGGGCTCGATTATATGACCCAGAAGTTTGTGCAAAACTAATGCATGTTAATGGGCACTATGATTTGTTACTACAGATGCCTGAACCTGTGGATACTATTCCTAGACTGGCTAT